CATATTTATATCATATAACCAAAGTATTTTTTTTTTTTTGGAGTCCAAAATGAAATTATCAACTAGAAAAGAATTGCTCGCCGAAGCATCAAAGGTATTAAAAGAATTCAAGAAACAGGGTTCTAACTATGTCTATACCACAGAAGAAGTAAATAGAATAAAGCAATTGATCGGTGTTATACTCAATTTAACAGAAGATTCAATTGAAGAACTGAACACTTCTTCATCAACTATAAAGAAAATGAGAGCATCTTTGGAAGATAGTGAAGGTGGAAATTCATTGACAAATTCACAAATGTCAGAATTTGTTAAAGGTGTATTTGGAATAAACAGACAAGGAAAATCCATAGGTAAACTAATGAAAGAAACCGAAAGACTTTTAAAAATGATTGGTAGATAAAATTGAACGACTTGAAAAAGATGAAATAATCGGAGTCCAAAATGAAATTATCAAGTAGAAAACAACTACTGAAAGAAGCCGAAGATGTATTGCGTCAGATTCGTAATGAAAATAAACAAAATCTGAACGAAGGTTTGTTATACAGTATTTGGTCAAAGATTGCAGACAAATTACCATTTGCAGCAGGAACGATTGGTGTATTGATGGCTGGTCTTGGTAGGTCAGGGAATGCATCGGAATATCCTGGCCTTTCATTGTTTTTATTCGCTGCAATTGCCGCCGCCGGTGCTGGAATGGGTATTGATGTTTTTTTGAGGAAATATTTTCAAAACAGATTTTTCGATAAAGAACTACAACCAATAATTGATGAAATGATGCGAGCTGTTTCACAAGACAAGCCACTCTATAATCATGCGATCAACATAAAAAAGATAAATGATGAGATACGAAAAATAGAAGCCGATCACGCATCTGTAAAAAAAGGAAGCAGAGGTGCTCCCGATATTCGTAAAGAATTGAATAAAAAGAAGGCGGAGCTAGAATTGCAGGTATATGAGATAAACAAAAAAATAAAAGCTAGAATAAATACTGTAATGAACAAATACGGTGGGAACGAAAAATTTGTAAAGGCCATGTTCAATATTGATCCATATTCATATGCAGGCGAATTGAGTCCAGATTATTACAAGCGTATAGTGAAAGATAGAATAGCTGGAGCAATTTATGTATCCGATGCTGAAATAGATTCTATCAACAAAGATGCTAAAAAAATGGAAGAGTCCATAAGGAAGAGACACAATCTTCTGTAAAACTTCAAAGGGAACTTCGGTTCCCTTTTTCATTTGGAAATCTCCCGAAAATTTGTTATTTTCTTCTTCACCCCATATTTATATCATATACCCACAGTATTTTTTTGGAGATGGAAATGAAATTATCAAGTAGAAAACAACTTCTCAATGAAGCAGAACTAACACTCAAATCAATCAAGAAATCCTTGAATGAAAGTAATGTATTTGGGAATTTGGTCTATAAACTAACAAAATCGGTTGTTGATAAAATCGCATCGGATAAAGAAGTATTAATTCTTTTTGTGGACAAGACATTTGAAACAATTGAAAATGGACTAAAACAATCTGGGGCAGACCCTGCATCAGAAAAGGTAAAAACAGCTAAAGATATAATCAAACAAATCGAAATGGAAACTCGTAAAAAGGTAGAATCTAATTCTCTCACCAGTATTTTTGATATAACTAAATATGTGAATGATCGAGTGCGTGATGATCTGCAAAAACATATGCCAATACAACGGTGAGACGAAATAACAAAAGGGGAACTTCGGTTCCCTTTTTCATTTGGAAATCTCCCGAAAATTTCATATATTGTAGTCCATTCAAATTCACACGGAATACATTAGCTCGGTAATATTTATATGTATGATAAAACTGAAAGACATATTATTGGAATTAGATACAGACCCCAAAAAAGTGTTTGGTGATATTGTATTTGGTGATAAAAAACATAATAAGTTTTATAACAAAATTGTTAATTTGCAGGGTAAAACTGGTTCTGAACAAAATACAAAAGATGAGGAGATAATACTCAAAATTCTTTTGAAATGGGTTGGTTCTAATAATAAAAAGGTTGTAAATAATCTATATTCTTATGAGGATTTATTCAAAAACGCTGCTAAAGTATTTCCTTCCATTTTCAAACCAACAACACCAGATGGCACAACAATATACCGCGGAATTCGAGTTGTAAACGAAAAAACAATTTTGAAATTGAAAAAAACTTCACCAAAAGATTGGAAAAAAATAAAATTTGGCTCAATCCAATATGTAAAATGTATGAAACCAATACAATACACACCTCATTTGGAAATTCAGAGCTGGACTACATCTAAAACAGTTGCTCACGAATTTGGTAGTAAATTATCAAGTAAGGATGGTGTTTGGGGGTACAATGGGGGTATTCTAATATCTAAACAAAATGACGAATACCTTTTTAACCAAAAGGTAATGAATTTACTTTTCGGTGAATCAAAAGAAGATGAAATACTACATTTTGGAAATAAATATTCAGAAGAAGTTTTCATCGCAATACCGGAAACATCATATAACGGTCTTGTATCTAAATAATAGCCGTGGAATTCATTTGATTCGTAGTTTGTTTCTCGACTCCTACACAATCGCTCCGAATCCACGGCTTTTGTTTTTCAATTTGATATTTATTAGTAGAGAAACAACTACATATCAAATGAATAGGAGAACGTTATGGTCATCTATAAGACCACCAATTTGGTGAATGGTAAACAATACATTGGTAGAGATGGTCGCAACAACCCAAATTATCTTGGTTCGGGTATTTGTATAAAAAATGCAATCAATAAGTATGGGAAAGAAAACTTCAAGAAAGAAATACTTGAAGAGTGTTCTTCTTTTGAACAACTTATGGAGAGGGAAGAGTATTGGTTGAATTATTATGATGCAGGTAATAATCCCAATTTCTACAATATGCACAATAGAAGTGTAGGGTTTTCAGCAAGGGGTGTAAACCACTATAATTTTGGAAAGAAGCTTAGTCCAGAACACAAAGAAAAATTGACTCAATCCCGTAAAGGAAAGAAACACTCCGAAGAAAGCATACAAAAGATGAAGGTTGCTCAACTTGGTGAAAAACATCACTTCTATGGGAAGAAACACAATCCGGAAACTCGTAAAAAAATAGCAGAGTCCCTTCGTGGTGTGAAACATTCAGAAGAACGCGCGTCAAAAAGAATTGGTGTGAAACGTCAAATTCAATTCTCTGATGAGGGAAGACAAAAATTGCGTGAATTACATACGGGAGAAAAAAATTCAAGATTCAAAGGATATGTTATTTGTGTTTCGGGACAGTATGTTGGCCAACGTAAATCAATTCGTGAATGGACAGAGACGTTAGACACTTTCCCATCATGTATATCGGCACATCTTTCAGGTCGGGAATACAAAAAAGGTATTCGTGGAAATTTTTTCAAATGGGAACACGAACTTTGATTTGGTAAATTCAATTCACTTTCGTATATTGTAGTCATAACTAAACCAACATATACGAACGATAACAAATGCAAGATACACTTTCGGAATACGGACATACGTTTCAAACAAAAGTTATTTCCTGTCTTATCAGTGATAAGGCGTTCTTGGGACAAGTCAGTGATTTATTAGAACCTGGATACTTTGAATCCCAATCCAATAACTGGATAGTAGAACGTATTTTAGATTACCATCGTAAGTTCAAATCTCAACCAACCCAAGAAGTTTTCAAATCTCTTCTCGTTCCGATTGAAGATAAACTACTCCGTACTGGAATTGTAGACAATCTCAAAGAGGCGTATAAACTTCAAAATTCACCTGACTTGGAATATGTCAAGAGTGAAGTGATAGAGTTCTCGAAAAATCAGCGTATGAAGTGTGCGATTTTGGAATCGGTTGATTTGCTGAAGAATGGTAAGTTTGAACAGATAAAGAAAAAAATTGATTCGGCATTGAAGGCTGGTAGTGATAAGGACATAGGACACGTCTTCAAACTTCACGTTGAAGAGAGATATAGTGAAGGTGCAAGAACTTGTGTTGCCACAAACTGGGGCGTAATAAACGATATAATGACGGGAGGTTTGGCGGGTGGAGAATTAGGCGTTTTGGTCGCTCCTGCCGGTGGTGGTAAGAGTTGGGGTCTAATCAATCTTGCTGCAAATGCCGTAAAACAGGGAAAAACCGTTATTTACTATACTCTTGAATTGAATGCTTATTATGTTGGTAGACGTATTGATGCGTATCTCACAAAGATACCATTTCAGAATCTCGGAGAAGAACATTCTCGCGAGAGAATCCAAGAAGTGATGGAAGGACTTGAAGGTAATCTCATTATCAAGTATTACCCAACACGAACCGCATCAATAACGACTCTGACCTCTCATATTCAAAAATGTATAGATCAGGGACAAAAACCAGATATGATTGTTCTTGATTATGCCGATCTTATCCGTCCTGCAAAAGCTAGTGATAAAAGATTGGAACTAAATGACATCTATGAAGACCTACGTGGTGTTGCTGGTGAGTATGATATTCCAATTTGGACTGCATCTCAATCTTCACGCTCATCCACCGACGACGAAGTAATTGAAGGAAACAAGGTATCTGAATCTTACAATAAAATTATGATTGCGGATTTTGTTATGTCCCTCTCTCGTAAGTTGAATGATAAGATTGGTGGAACAGGACGATGGCACATTATCAAGAACCGATTCGGCCCTGATGGTATG